GAGGATGGTAGAGAGTTAGTAGTTGCTGCTGGAAAAATTGATAAAATTGAAGGTGAGGTTAAAGAGGAAGAAGAAGAAGAAGCACCTGAAATTGAAGTTGAGTTAGCTGAAACAGAATTACTTGATGGAACAAAAGTAAAAGTTGAAGGTGATGTTGCTGTTGGTAGTAAAGTTATGGTTGAAAAAGATGGTGAGTATGTTAAAGCACCAGAAGGACAACATAATTTAGCAGATGGTAGAGTTATTTATGTAGATGCCGAAGGTTTAATTAACGAGGTAGAAACACCAGATACTAAAAAAGAAGAAGAATTAGAAGCCGTAGTTGAAGCACCTGCTTATGTTGATGAAACTGCTGGTATGACTTCATCTGTTACACAAGAAATGTTTGGTGACATGGAAAAGAGAATGGCCGACATGGAAGAAAAGATTAAAGAAATGGAAGCTGTTACAAAAGAAATGGCTAAATATGCTAAATCTGTTGAAGATAAAATGGAAGGTTTTATCAAAGATACTCCTGCTGAATTAGAATTTAAATCATTAAAGAGTGAATTTAATAATAAAGTAGGTTTTGAAAAGAAAACACAAATTAATAATTTAGAAGCGATTAGAAATTTAAGAGCTAAAAAATAAATCCGAAAGGAACAAAAAATTAAAATAAAAAAATGAGTTTAAGCTTAGGAAGTATGACGGCGTATGTAGAACAAAACGCGTCAGAATTAATTAAGGAAGCTGTCCTTAAAGGAAGAACCGTTGATTTGATTACCGTTCAAGGTGGAATAAAATCTGCTGCGACTATTAACAGAATTTCAACTTCTTTAACAGGACAAGCTGGTGCTTGTGGTTGGAACGCTGCCGGAACAACTACTTTGGACCAAAGAACAATCACGGTTTGTGATATAAAAATTAACGAGGCAATCTGTCTTAACGACTTAGAGGCATACTACACACAAGTAGCTATGAACCCAGGTTCTTATAACACAGCAATTCCTTTCGAGCAAATCTTTGCTGAAAACAAAAGAGACCAAATCATGGCTATGATTGAAGACATCGTATGGAGAGGTAATACTGCTACGGGTTCTGGAAACTTAGCATTATGTGATGGTTTCGTAAAACTATTTGATGCTGGTGTTACTGCTTCTTCTGGAAGATATATCACTTATTCAACTGCTGCTTTGGCTGGTGCTGGTTCAGGTGGTGCTTATTCAGCAACATCTTCTAATATTGTTGAACTAATTGACGAATTAGCAAGATTAGTAAATACTAATGTTATTGATACACCAGACCTACATGTGTTCTTGTCTTATTCTGATTATAGAACATATGCTAAATTGTTAAGAGATGCGAATTTATTTGCTTACACAGGTGCTGAAAACCAAGGACAAGAGTTCTCTCAAATGCATCCTGGAACTAATATCAGAGTTATTGCTGTTAGAGGTTTGAATACTGCTAATAGATTTTTACTTGCTGAGGCATCAAACCTTTACATCGGAACTGATTTATTATCAGATGCTGAGGACTTTAAAGTGTTCTACTCACAAGATTTCGATGAAGTTAGATTTTTAGCGAAATTTAAATTAGGAGTTCAAGTAGCGTTTATCGAAAATGTTGTTTGGGCGAGAGGTTATTAAGATTAAAATTAAAATAATCAAATATTAATTCCGAGTGGCTGATATAAAGTCAGCCACAAAGAATTAAATAAAATTAAAAAATTAAAAATATGAGTTGTTTATTAAATACTGGTTATACTCTTGGTTGTAGAGACAGCATAGGAGGTATATCTATCGCTTATATTGGAAATTTTGATGCAGGTCAAGGATACATTTTAGATGGTAATAATAATATAACTGGTTTGACTGGTTCAACCACTTCTTACTATACATTTGAGCAAGAAATGGAAACTGGTTCATTCACTCAGGAAGGTGCTTTTTCTGTGGAAAATGGAACTATATTCTTTACGCAGAATTTATCATTAATTTTCCATAAGAACGATGCTACATTAAGAAACCAATTATTAGTTCTATCACAAGCTAACTTATCTGTTATTGTAAAAGACCAGAGAGGCGAATATTGGTTGATGGGCTATCAAAATGGCGTTAGAGTTACTGCTGGTGCTATGAATACTGGTAAAGCATTTGGAGACCTTAATGGTGTTACAATTACTTTGACTGGTAAAGAACCAGAACCTGCTTACAGAATTGACGATATTACTGACTTTGTAATTGTTTAAAATAATTACACACTTCATAATCCTTAAAAGACCCATGGCAACCCCTGCTGTGGGTCTTTTGTTTTATAAAAAAAGACAAAAATAAAAATTGTATATTTATAATAAAAGAGTTTTAAAATATGAAACTAAAAATAAAAAAAGAATATATTGATTATTCGGTTTCTAAAAATAGAAAAAGAATTTACTTTATTGAAATGAATGATGAACAGAAAGCATTTTGGTTCAGTAATGGGTTTGACTATATTTTTGATGTTGAAAAACCGAAAAAAGTTGAACCAATAAAAGAATTACCTATTGAAGAAAAAATAATTGATAAATTAGATGATACTGATAAATAAAGGCGAAACTAAAAAGGTTTATTTTACATTAACCCCTACTATAAATCCTGTATATTACCTATTTAAATTTACATCAAATGATACTGGTAATATTACTTATATGATGCAGCAAGATATATCAACTGCTACATCGGCATATAGTGCTTTTCTATTTATAGAAGGGTCTACTTATTCTCTTGCTGGTGGATTTGTAGTTAATCCAGGAACATATGACTATGAAATATGGGAAACTCCTTATAATGGTGTTCTTAATACAGCATCTGCGAGTGGAGTTTTAGATATTGGACTTATGACCGTTTTAGGTGATTATTGTTATTCACCAGAAGCAGATACAGATTATGTTTATTGGGATGAATGCTCTGGACCATCTGTTTATGGTATAACAGGTGCCACTGGTGCTACTGGTGCTAATGGAACGAGCGGAACAAGTGGAACATCTGGTTCAAGTGGAACATCTGGTTCGTCTGGTTCATCTGGAACATCAGGAACAAGTGGTGATGCTGGAACATCTGGAACTTCGGGTCAAAATGGTTCATCTGGTTCCTCTGGTTCAAGTGGAAGTTCTGGTTCAAGTGGTTCAAGTGGTTCCTCTGGTTCCTCTGGTTCAAGTGGAAGTTCTGGTTCAAGTGGTTCAAGCGGAACATCTGGTTCGTCAGGACAGACCGGAACATCTGGTTCATCAGGAACGAGTGGAACGAGTGGAACATCTGGTTCAAGTGGAACATCTGGTTCATCCGGAACGAGAGGAACGAGTGGAACATCTGGCTCATCAGGCCAGAACGGAACATCTGGCTCATCAGGCCAGAACGGAACATCTGGTTCATCAGGAACGAGTGGAACGAGTGGAACATCTGGTTCCTCTGGTTCAAGTGGAAGTTCTGGTTCAAGTGGTTCAAGTGGAACATCTGGCTCATCAGGCATAAATGGTTATAGCAATAGTTTATTTTTATATTCAGCTAATGCCAATAACACCTCTGGTAATCCAGGTTCAGGACAAATCCTTTGGAATAATGCCACTCAAAGTTTAGCAACACAGATAAATATAAATCATCTTACAGAAAATCCTGTTATAGATATTGATATATTCCTTGCTCTTTTAGAAACAGGGCAAACTATAACTATACAAGACAGAAACGACAGCGCAAATTATCAAATATGGTTAATAACAGGCACACCAACTTTAATAACAGGAGCAAGCAATTATTGGCAAGTGCCAGTTTCATTATCAGGCTCAGGTGGCTCAGGCACAACTGACTTTTCAAACGGACACAATTTATTCTTATCAATTGTTTCAGCATCAGGAACTTCGGGTTCGTCAGGAACATCTGGTTCTGCTGGAACATCAGGAACATCAGCGACATCAGGTTCAAGTGGTTCATCAGGAACCTCAGCAAATGATGGGACATCAGGTTCTGCTGGAACGAGTGGAACATCAGGTAATAATGGAACAAGTGGTTCATCAGGAACATCTGGTTTAGCAGGAGCATCTGGTTCATCAGGAACATCTGGTTCAAGTGGTTCGTCTGGTTCGTCTGGTTCAAGTGGTTCAAGTGGAACATCAGGTATAGCCGAAAATTTAAATCAAACTTTACTTGTAGGTAATACAGGTTCAGTTCCAATTTTACTTGCCTCAGGTTCTCACAATCAGCCGTCATTTAGTTTTGAAAATGATACAAATACTGGTCTATATAATAATAAACCAAATGAAGTTGCTATCGTGACTGGTGGTGCTACTGCTGTTATATTTGATGAATTTGGTATAACATTAGGACCAACAGCTGCTACTGGTGTTAATCATATAAGGTTTAATAGAACTAATACTGGTTTCTATAATGGTTTTGGTGGTGAAATAGAGGTAAAATCTAATGGTTTTACATCAATTTTTTTATCTAATAGAAAAGCATTATTAAATGCCGGTGCTACTTATTCGGACCCGGCTCTTGGGTTTTTAGGTGACCTTGATACTGGTTGGTTTTACTCAGGTCAAGGTGAGTGGGCGTTTAGTTCTAATAATGCCACAACTTCTATTTTAAATAGTGCTGGTATAAGATTACCACAATTTACAACTGGTTTGCTTGCTACTGACGCAAACGGTCAAATAGTTTCTACGGCTTCATCTGCCAATTATGTTTATATTAATGAGGATACAAATGCTGAAACTTTTGCTATACAAAATCCTTTATCAATTACTTTTGCTGCTACTAATTCAATAACTACTATTGTTGATGATGCAAATACTAACTCACAAATAGCAGTTGATGCCACATCAATTAATATTTTTGCCACTGATAATATCGTTACAACATCTATTGCCATAAGTAATTTGAATGCTGAATTATTATCTAATGATGCACCAAATAGTTTAACTTATAGAATTAAAGCCGCAAATGACGACCAGAATGTTATAATGGAAGCAAATGATACAGCGAATTCTAAAATAACAAAAGTTGAAACTAAAATAGATAATCTATTATTACAAACATCAAATGCTTCTGGTGATATTGCCGCACAAATAACCGCGTTTATTGATGGTGGTGGCGAACCATTTATTTATAATGAAGTTGGTGATATGAACGGCGCTGCTATTACTTATTCATTAATAACACAAGGTAAAAATACTATTTCGAACTTTGTGACAGATGGTGTTGAAACATCATTTTTAACAATTAATAAAAGTTTTGTTTCTGCGAGCGCGAGTGATGGTGTGAATTTAAGTGAATATTATATAAACTCAAATGGAACTATTGATATAGGTAGTAATGATAATCTTAGATTATCTAATATAGATGCTATTACTTTGAATGATTTATATTATATTGATGTTAATTCTAATGGTATACAAATTGCCGGAACATCTGCTGTTTATGCTGCTGACTATTCATCTACTTATACTAATAGAAGTTTAGTTGATAAAGAATATGTTGATAATGCTGTTTCTATACCAGCTGGTGCTACTGCTGGTTCTTTTGGAATTACAATAGATGGTGGTGGTTCTGCTATTACAACAGGAGTTAAAGGTTATGTTACAATACCTTATGATGGAACTATTACAGGTTGGACTATTTTAGGAGATGTTAGTGGTTCTTGTGTTATAGATATTTGGAAAGATACTTTTGCTAATTTTCCACCAACGGTTGCTGATACAATTGCTGGCTCAGAAAAGCCGACTTTATCATCTGCGGTTTCTAATAGAGATTTAAATTTAACAACTTGGACGACATCTGTGACGGCTGGTGATATAATAGCATTTAATGTTGATAGCGCTTCAACGGTTACAAGAGTAAATCTTGCGATAAATATAACTAAATCATAATGGAATGGATAATAAATTGTGAAAGTGAGGAATTTAAAATCATACTTTTTGAATATGATAATAGAAATTGGGAAATTATTTTAGATGCTGATTTAACAGACAGACAAATTCATCTAAAAGTCATAACTCGTATTGATGAATTAACTGATGAATTCTTAGCAAAAGGAACATATGACTTTTCTGATTTAATAGTAGATTATACTACAAAAAAAGAAAATAATATTTAATGGCTACAAGAACAATTAGCAATACAGGAGGAAATTATAATGCGGTAGGAACTTGGGTTGAAGGTATAGTGCCGACATCTGCTGATGATATAGTGGCAACTGCGACATCAGGTCAATTAACAATTAATGTTGCCTCAGCAGCAAGAACATTTAACTTGACTAATTATAGCAACACCATTACTTTTAATGCTACTTGGACTATTTCACCTGCCTCATCAGGTATAACTAATGTGATTAGTTCAGGAACTACTTTTGCTGGAACTGGAACTCTAACTTTTACCGTAACAGCAGCCGGAACATCAATTACTCAAAATAATACAAATAGAATTCCGAACTTAAACTTTACATCGTCAGCAGGAACCGTTACATTTAATACTGACATTTATTGCTCTGGATTTAATAAGCTAAATAATGTGACCGGTATCTTTAATGGTAATGTAGTTTATTGTAATGGTGATTTTGGTGGAGCTGCATCTACTCTTGGAGTTATTGCTTTGTCAGGAACAACTAAAATTGTTTTAGATGGTTCAGGAACAATTAATTATGCATATGGCGGTAGCGGTGGTCTTGAAATTAATACAACTGGAACTTACTCAACAAATGGATTAGGTGTTTGTTTAGTGAGTTTATCTGGTGCCACGCCATCTTTTTCTTTTATCGCTGGTAATTTTAACACTTTTAATGTAGTTTTAGCAAAAGTTGTTTCCGTGTCTCAGGATAGATTTTTCTTAGATATTAGAAGACCAATAAATGTCTTAGTTGAAAATGAGTGTCCGACGACAGGAGTGGTTCAAAATATGGATATTACACTCGCAGCTAATAGCACAATAGGAACATTTTCATCATTTTCAACTCAAAGATTTTATACAACTGATTTTAACACTCCAATTGTTAATATTAGAGGTGGTGGATTATCCGCATCAAATGTTATTTTATATCCTGTGTTGAGAACAACATCAGTAGCTGGTGTAAATCCAAGTAATCCGATGACGCTTAGATGTTTTGATTTACGACTTAATAGTGATAATACGCATAGTTTCGGGTCTTTAAAAGCAATTGGTGGTGGAGTTCCAAATAGACCAAGTATATCAAGTTTAACAGCAAGTAGTCAAGCCACACTTAATTTAGGTGATAAAGAAACAAGCCAGATTATAGATTATAATTTTCAAGATATTAATGCCTCAGGTGGTGAAGAAATTGTAGCTATAAATGGAACTTTTTCAAATACATCTAACATAACATCAACTTATCCATCAGGTGGTGGAGTAGCAGGTGGTTCATTTACATTTGTAAATTAAGACAAGAATATATTTTTTATATTTATAAAAAAGAATTAGAAAACTAATGAGTGAAAATAAAAATACTGGGTTTAACATAAAAGTTTTAAACTTTGCGAAAGGTCAAGAACTACCTGTCTTTAAAGAAAATAGAAATGGTCTTTGGATAGATTATGGTGATAAGAACCTTTATCCTCAATATTTAGTTGATGTTTATAATAATAGAAGCAATAAACATAAAGCCATTATTAATAGAAAAGTTGAAATGACAACTGGTAATGGTATAGTAGAAGCAACAACTGCTGAATTACAAAAGTTTTTAAAAAATAGTTATGGTGAATGTGATATTGAAGAATTATCACAAAAAATAGATTATGATTTAGAAATCTTTTCTGGCTTTGCTATACAAGTAAGATGGAATTTAGACGGAACAAGAATTGCTGCCTTAGATTATATACCTTATCAAAAATGTAGATTAAGTCCATGTGAAACAAAAGTTTTAATTAGTAAGGACTGGTCTAATATAAGAAAAGAAGATAATAAACCAAAAGAATATTGTAGATTTAGTGCTAAAAAAGCAATAGAATATCCAACTCAAATATTTTATTATTTAAATGACGGTCCAGGACAGGAATATTATCCAATACCTTATTATTCATCTACTTTAACTTGGATAGAATTAGATGGAGAAATTGGTAATTTCCACTTATCATCTGTTAGAAATGGTTTTATGCCTGGTTTTATTTTAAACTTTGCTACTGGAATTCCTTCGATGGAAGAAATGGAAACCGCTTATAGAGAATTTGAGAGAAAATATACTGGAACAGAAAATGCTGGTAAATTTATTTTAACTTTCAGTGAAGGTGTAGACCAAAAACCAGAATTAACTCCTATTCAATTAAACGATAGTGATGAAAGATTTATTATGCTTCATAAAGAAATGAAAGAGGAAATATTTGTAGGTCATGGAGTAGTTAGTCCGATGCTTTTTGGTATAAGAACAGAAGGTCAATTAGGAGGAAGAGATGAATTATTAGAAGCTTTGGCTATATTCCAATCAACATATGTAAATAGAAAGCAAAATCTAATAGAAAAACAATTAGATAAGTTATCTTATTATGCTGGTGTAACAGAACCGATTAAGTTTAAGACATATGAAATTAATTTTGGCAATATAGAAGCAAATACAACTGAAAAAATAACAAATGCATAATGGGAAGAGTTTTACTTACAAGCACTTATAGATTAAAAAAGCAAACGCCAATACAGCAAAATGTAGATGATGATTTGTTAAATCCTTATATCTTTAAAGCGCAAGAAACACATATCCAGCAAATTTT